TGGCGTTTGACAAGATTGCGGCACTGTCTTCGTGCGTGCATGAACGCAACTTTCCTGCCAACGGTTTGAACCACGACGTGTTCAATCTTTACTTCTGAAAGGAAGTCTTATGACCACTCTCCAGTGGGACAAGACCGGTGAGCGCACGTACGAGACTGGTGTGTCGAAGGGCGTGCTCTACCAGGTCGACGACACCGGCGAGTACACCCCGGGCGTGGCCTGGAACGGTCTGACGACCGTCACGGAATCCCCGGCCGGTGCCGACTCCAACAAGCAGTACGCCGACAACATCGTCTACCTGAACCTGCTGTCCGCCGAGACGTTCGACGGCACCATCGAGGCGTTCACCTACCCGGTGGAGTTCGAGCAGAACGACGGCACGGCGTCGCCGACCGCTGGCGTGACGGTCGGCCAGCAGCCCCGCAAGACCTTCGGGCTCTGCTACCGGTCCATCGTCGGCAACGACGCCGAGGGCGACGAGTACGGCTACAAGCTGCATCTGATCTGGGGTGCTCTGGCGGCTCCTTCGGAGAAGGCGTACGCCACCGTCAACGACTCTCCGGCGCCGATTGGGTTCTCGTGGGGCATCTCCACGACTCCGGTGGCCGTGGGTACCGTTCTGGGTACGGCGTACAAGCCGACTTCGTTGATCGTCGTCGACAGCACGAAGGTCGACCCGGCCAAGCTGGCCACCCTTGAGGGCTACCTGTACGGGACGGTGTCCGACGACCCGATGCTGCCGTCTCCGGCCGATGTCATCACGATCATGGCGTCCACGCTGACGTCGGCCACCCCGACGGCGCCGACGTACAACTCGAGCACGGACATCATCACCATTCCGGCCGTCACCGGCGTCGAATACTACATCGACGGCGTTCTCGTGCCCAGCGGTTCGTTCGGTCCGATCACGTCCAGCAAGCTCGTCAAGGTCAAGCCGGCCACGGGCTACAAGTTCCCCGCCGAGCAGCAGACCCAGTGGGGTATCACCTTCGCGTGATGAGGAAGGAGGCAAGGAATGCTCGAAGTTGACGTCGTCATCAGCGAATCGTACGACGAAGGGGAGAAAAGATTCATCCAGGAGTCGTACAAGGTCAAGCTCGAGCATTCCTTGGTCTCCGCGTCAAAATGGGAGTCAATCTGGACAGAAGCGTTTCTCTCTCAGAAAGAGAAGACTTCCGAACAGACTGTTTCCTACATCCAGTGCATGATTCTCAACGACGAATTGCCTCCGGAGGTTTTCCCGAAACTCGTTCAAGATCATCTTGATGAGATTCAGGCCTACATCCTCCATGAAGCAACCGCGACAACACTTCGGATCGATCAGAACGCTCCGCCATCGCGGGAAATCATCACAACCGAGCTCATCTATTACTGGATGATCTCGCTCAATGTGCCCGTTGAGTTTCAGCACTGGCACCTGAACCGTTTGATCACATTGATTCGCGTGATCAACCTGAAGAATTCGCCAGCGAAGAAGCAAACGCTGGCGGAACGTCGGGCTGAGAATCGTCGACGCCTGAAGCAATTCAACACAACCGGGTAAGGAGGTGCGATGACGAGACTGGACTGGGATCGAACGGGCGAGCGCTTCTTTGAGGCGGGCACGGATCGAGCTGTGTTGTTCCTCAATGGCGTCCCCGGTGTTCCATGGAATGGCTTGGTGGGTTTCAGTCACAATCAGTCCGGCGGAGAATCTTCACCCAGGTATCTTGATGGCGTCAAAATCAGCAACCGAACAACGCCTGAAGAGTTTGAGGGGACGCTCGAAGCCTACACGTATCCCACGGAATTCGAGCGCTGTGATGGCACTGCTCGTGCTGACAATGGCCTTCGCATCACCAAACAGCGTCGAAAGCCGTTCAACATCGTGTGCCGCACAAAGATCGGCGATGATGTTCGCGGCATCGACAGCGCATACAAGCTCCATTTTCTGTACAACCTGACGGCTGAACCTACCGATCGCCCGTACAAGACGCTGAGCGATCAGGTTGACGCTGTGACGTTCAGTTGGAAGATCACAGCACGAGGCGCCGCACTTACCGGGTTCCGTCCTACCGCTCATTTCTATGTGGACACCCGGGATATTCCCTCGGGGCTTTTGCAGGACCTCGAAGACATGATTTACGGCACCGACACGACGGACTCGTCGCTGCCGACACCCGGCGAACTATTCTTCATGTTCGATTCGTATTCGGACACGGTGTATGACGCGGGTTCGCCACTCACGCCGGTGTTTGTCACCTATGACGCCGGTACACCTACTACAACAATCGACCAAACCATCGACGGAGGTGCGGCGTAATGGCAGTCGGTACGCAAATGAAGCAGCGGCGTGCCACCGCGGCGGTTTGGACCACGAGCAACGTTGTTCTCGGGGACGGTGAACTCGGTGTCACAACGGATACAGGTATCATCAAGATCGGAAACGGCACGAGTCACTGGGTTGATCTTCCAGTGGCTTTCGCGAGTGACTACTTGCCTGTCCTCGGCACCGCTGCCAACTCAGCTCTTCTTGGTGGCGTCAGTATCAGCAGCATTGTCAAGTACACTGATGGCGATACGGCGGCGACGGCGGACAAGTGGGTCAAGCGACTTAGTGACGGACGTGCGAAAGCTGCGGCAGGTACGGCGTCAGACGATCTGATCCAAAAGTCGCAATTGGATGCTGCACAGGCCGCATTGGTTCTCACTACAATTTCGCAGACTGTTACCGCGGCTGTCACACTGGCATTGACGGATCAATCCAAGATCGTGGCCGTCAACAACTCCTCGCTGACCACGAATGTCGTGGTCACGATTCCCACGAATGCCTCTGTGGCGTTCCCTGTCGGGTCGGTCGTCGAGGTGTTGTCGATCGGTGTTGGCGGTGCAAAGATCGTTGGCGCGTCCGGTGTCACTCTGAGCGGTTCGTACATCGCCTACCCCAACTACGGCGCCGTCCGCCTCGTCAAGACGGCGACGAATACGTGGATGGGCCTCGGGCGGAACGCACACAAGCGTCTGCCGAAGTGCCGCGTATACAAGAACAATGGCACGACGTACACCTCGGGCGCTGAAACGCCGATTCCGTGGACCACCGAAGACATGTCGGGTTCGGATGTGTGGAACCCAGATCACGAGTGGTTCAGCATGCCGGGAACAGGTCTCGCAACGGCTCGACGTGTCACCATCAACAAAGATGGCGAATACATCGTTCAGGCCAACATTCCCACGACCGGCAGCGTTACCGCGGCCCTCTACATCGTGAAGATGGTGTCTGACGGCACCGCAACAGGCGCCACGAAATACTGCAACTCCCCGGCAATCGCTGCGGGGGCTGCTGTGGTTCAGCGGCGTTTCTCGGCAGGCGACACCGTCGGTGCTGTCTACCAGCCCTTGGCAGCAAACTCCACGGACGAAGCTGACGGGACATTCGGCAACCGCTGCGACTTCATCATCACGCGCCTGAGTGACTAAGGAGGGCTATGTTCTCCGTGTCGTCCTCGGGCGATTTCAGCAAGACACTGAGGTTCTTGCAGCAGATGGCAAAGATTGACTCGGCCATCGCCAGAGTGTGCGAGACCGAAGCGAAAAGGGGCGTGAATGCTCTAAACGCTGCTACGCCTCGTGATTCCGGCCTTGCAGCCAACTCATGGGGCTTCGTGATCGAGCGTTCCGCCGGAAAAGTTCTCATCGGATGGACGAACTCCGATGTGGAAAATGGGTTCCCTGTCGCGCTGATGATTCAGTACGGGCATGGTACGGGAACCGGTGGCTATATTCAAGGGCGGGATTACATCAATCCTGCGATGAGACCTGTATTTGACAGCATCCGAGACTCTGTGTGGAAGGCGGTGACTTCAGCATGAGCAATATTGAAGAGCGCATTGTTCGTATGACCATGGACAGTCAGTCCTTCACTGCTGGCGCGAACAATCTGATGTCACTGCTTCAGGCTCTCAACAAGGCCCTCAAACTTGAGGGAGCCTCGCAGGGTCTTGCTGACGTTAGCAGCAACCTCAACAAATTCGATACATCTCAGCCGCAAGGTCAAGTTTCCGCGCTCGCGGCGAAATTCAGCGCGCTTCAAATCGCTGCTGTCACAGCGTTGGCGAATATCGTCAGCAGAGCAGTCGACGCCGGCCTCAGCCTGGCAAAATCGCTGACGGTTCAGCCACTGATCGATGGCTTCAGTGAGTACGAAACGCAACTCGGCTCGATCCAGACTATTCTCGCGAATACGGGGCTCAAGGGCGCCGAAGGTCTGGCGAAGGTCAACGATGCACTCAACAATCTGAATCATTATTCAGACCAGACGATCTACAACTTTAGTGAGATGACCAAGAACATCGGCACCTTCACGGCTGCCGGTGTGAGCTTGGATACCGCCACGCAAGCCATCAAGGGTATCGCGAACCTGGCGGCAATCTCGGGCTCGAATGCACAGCAGGCGTCGACAGCCATGTACCAGCTCTCTCAGGCGCTTGCCGCGGGTAAGGTCACGCTTGAGGACTGGAACAGCGTCGTCAATGCCGGCATGGGCGGCAAGGTCTTCCAGGATGCGTTGATCCAGACCGCTCGAGTCCACGGCATTGCTGTTGACAAGATCATCAAGGATGAAGGCTCGTTCCGACTGAGCCTGCAGAAGGGCTGGCTGACCGGTCAGGTTCTGACCGAGACACTCAGCAAGTTCACTGGTGAACTCACGGACGATCAGCTCAAGTCCATGGGCTACACCAAGGAGCAAATCAAGGGCATTCAAGAGATGGCCCGGACTGCGGTGGATGCGGCCACCAAGGTCAAGACCATGTCTCAGTTGCTGGACACTCTGCGTGAAGCCGTCGGGTCAGGATGGGCGCAGGCGTGGCAGATCGTGTTCGGCAACTTCGATCAGGCCAAGGATTTGTTCACGGGTGTGAACAATGAGCTTGGCGGCATTATCCAGAACTCGTTCAAGGCCTTCAACGGCTTGCTTCAGGGTTGGGCAGATCTCGGTGGTCGGCAGGCCGTCATCGACGGCATCGTCAATGCCTTCCGAGCTCTGCAATCGTTCTTGAAGCCACTGGGCGATGCTTTCAGCCAAGTCTTCCCGCCGACAACGGCGAGAGATCTGGTTAACATCTCGAACGCTTTCCGAGACTTTATGGCTCGGCTCAAAATAGGAGCCGATACTGGCGATAAGCTCCGGAGGACTTTCGCCGGATTGTTTTCGATCTTGGGAATCGGCTGGGACCTTTTCAAGGCCGGTGCCAAGTTCATCGGCGATTTGATCGGAAAGCTGACTGAAGGCTCTGGGGGTTTCCTCAACTTCACGGCACGAGTCGGCGACTTCCTGGTCGCGCTGCGCAAGGCGATCCAGGACGGTCAGGGTTTCACCAAGATCTTCGACGGGCTCGAGAAGATTCTCGCTGTTCCCATCGCGTTGTTCAAGGCACTCTCCACTGTTCTCGGTGAGCTGTTCAAGAACGCCAACAAGGGCGGAGACGCTCTCAAGAGTTCCGTTGGCGGTATGACCCAAGTCTTGTCCCCGCTACAAGAACTTGGGCAGAAGATCGAGCGTTTCTGGACGCATCTCGGCGATGTGTTCCAGAAGGTCGCCGACAAGATCAGTCAAGTCACGCGAGAATTCATCCAGTGGGCCAAGGGCGTCGGCCAAGCCATTGCCGGCGTATTCAGTGGCGGTCTGGACTTTGACTCGATTCTCAAGGCTATTGGTACCGGGGTCTTCGCAGCTCTGATTCTTCAGTTGCGGGGGTTCGTCAAGAAGGCTACCGGTGTCTTCAAGGATGGCGGCGGTCTCTTCAAGGGGATCACCGAAGCGCTTGAGGGCTTCACTGGCGCTCTCAAGGGCATGCAGAACTCTTTGAATGCTGCTGCATTGCTGGGCATTGCGGTTGCTGT